AAATGCAACATATACTAGAAGAAGGATGGAGTGGTTGGTGGACTCCGTATTTAAAATGTTTACCTACAAAGCAATAGATTTAAATATTACAAAAGAAGATATAGAGATTATTACAAAAGAAATAAAATCTATATCAAGTGGATGGTATTTTAACGAATATAGAAATTGTGATATATTAAGTATATATGATAAAAATTTTGAGTGGACTAAAGAAGGTAAAATGTGTAATCATTTAATCAAAGTTTATGAAGAAAAAATTAAACCTATTATGTCTAATAAAGGCAAAATACATATTTTAAAAACAAAAAAAGGTAATCATATACCAACGCATATAGACTGCCATCAAATAGAAGTACCAGAGTTTCATCAAAAATTAAGACTTGCATTAACAGGTAAATTAGATAGTTTATATTTTTTAGATAAAAATAGTAATAAGGTATATGCTCCTAATATATACAACACTTATATTTTAAATGGTGGTCACCCACACGGATTAGATTCTGCTGAAGAAAAAATAACCGTATGTATAGGATCGCCTTGGACAGGCGAAGATAATTATTCAAACGAATTATATACAATGAATATATCATCACCTAAATTAAAGAAAGAATGGATACAATGGTAGATTATAAAACATTATTGACATATGGAGATTTTATACCATTAAAACCTCGTTGTTCAGTTAATAAACTATTTGATGAAATAAAAATATTTGATTTTGCACAATACAATCCTAGAAAAGATATAAAAAGATATGGTTTAAGTATAACAAGTTTAAGAGGTGAAGTAAATGGAATAGATTTAGATTCTCTTTTAGAGATATGGAAAGAAACTGGTAAGATGTATACCGAATCTGATTTTTCTACATTTACTGCTGTTTATAATGCTAGTTCAGAAATACAAAATTTAATAGAACCTTTTAAGGATCATATTGCAAGATCACATATATTAAATTTAAAACCTGGTGGATATTTTCCTCCTCATAGAGATACAACGGTAATAAAAGAACCTGACGATTTTAGAGTTATTGTGCCATTAAAAAGATGTAATCCACCTGATATGTATTTTATGTACGAAGATAAGTCATTGCATTTTGACCACGGTAGGGCGTACTTCTTAAATACAAATAAGACGCATAGTGTATTTTCACTTAACGATAGTTATTTTATTGTTTTAAATATAAAAAATAATGAAGATTCAATAAAACTAATAGGAGAACATTTTTTACATATATAAATATAGGTATTATGAAACAAAAATTAGTACAAGAAAGACCAAATACTGATATAGCATTTTTCACAAATAGTGCTGAAGGTATTGCAAAGATTAAAGAATTTACAGACGCAGGAAGACTTACAAAGACTGAAAGTATTTCTGAAAATGGATTAGTAAAAACTATTGAAATTGATTATACTACCTTGCCTGATTATGATGAATTTACTGCAAATGATGTAATTAATAACGAAAAAGCAAATAGAGAAAAGTATTGTGCTGACAATAGCATATCTTTTTCTTTGACGGAAGAATAAAATAAAATGACTGCTTTTATTATGCTATTATTAGGATTTGTCTGGTATCAATTTATTGCAATGTTTGGTCTATCAATAGGTTTACATAGACACTTTGCACACAATCAATTTAAAACATCTAAACTATATGAAGTGTTTTCATTGTTTCTAGCAATGTTGGCATTTTCAAGGTCACCATTAAGTTGGATTGGTGCTCACAGAATACACCACAGATTTTCAGATACAGAAAAAGATCCACACTCACCTACATACAAGGGTTTTTGGAATGTTCTTTTTAATAATTGGAATGTTAAAAAAATAGATAGACCTTATGTAAGAGATTTATATAAAAATCCTAGAATAATGTTTTTTCATAATCATTGGTTGAAATTACATATTGCAACAGCAGTTATAACTTTATTAATAAGTGTTCCTGTCTTTGTTATATTTGTTCTTTCACCTTTAGTTTTAGGTTTTATAAGTTATGGTATTTTTAATGCGTTAGGTCATAAAGATAGTAAGGCAGTATCTAATAAGTTTATAAATTTTTTATCTGCTGGAGAAGGTTCACATAATATACACCACAACAACCCTAAACAAGTTAGATTAAGTAAAGGAGATATTTCAGGATACATAGTTGAAAAATATTTTATATAATGAAGTTTGACAGAAATAGTAGCGTTGAGTGGGTTGAAATGGGATTTAATGTTCCTGTTAATTCTATATTAAGAGAGTATAGAGATATAAAAGATAGTCTAATAGAACATAGACCTGAAGATGGACACAAAGATTGGTACGCAGTTACCTTATACGGATTTGGTTCAGATAAAACTAATAGTCATTGGGAGTATAGAAAGAAAGGTGAAAAACCTTTTATAACTGACATTGGTCAAAAGTGTAGAGGTACTATTAATTGGGTTAAGTCTTTACCATATTCTCGTATAGATGATATTAGATTTTTAGTAATAAAACCAAAAGGATATATTACTAAACACATTGATATACCTGAAAGAAATTGGTTAGAACCATTAAATATTAGTATAACATATCCTGAAGGTAATAAGTTTATGTTAAATAATAAAGAGTTAAAATATAAACCTGGTATGAGTGTTGTGTTAAATATTCATTATGAACATTATGTTGAAAATAATTCAGATGAAGAAAGAATACATTTATTAGTACACGGTAAAAAGAATAGTGAGTTTTGGAATGATGTCGTCAATTATGCGAAATGAAAATTGTAATGTAATTACATTTAAACCTGAAGATAGACCAGATTTATTAAAAAAACTTAAAGAAATTTCTTTTGATGATTTAGACCAAGGTCATTTTAAAAAAGAAGATTATATAACAATTAACTGGTTTGACTTTGAATGTATAACCGTTTTATTACAAGATGACAAGATATTAGGATTTAGTTCAGTATGGCACAGACCTGAATTTTATGAAAAAGATGAAGTAAGAATATTAAACAGATATTGGGAACACGATTGTTTAAGAAGACCAGGTAGAGATATTGCTAGACCTCATTTAGTTAAATCTATACAACAACAATTAGAAATAACAAAACAATTAGGGTTCAAAAAAGCATTTATAAGTAGATGTAGAAACAGATTATATATGAAAAATTTGTTTTTAGAAATAGAAAAAAAGACAAATACAAAATGGCATTTCAGTAATGAGAAAGTTGCTGTATGTCGTAAAGAGAATCCAAGTTGTTGGCAATATAAAGGAACATATGAGTTTGAAGAAACGACACGACCTACCACCATTTAAAAAGTTAGATAAAACTTTTGATGTAGATAAGATTATTAAAGTAGTTCAACAAATGCCTGTTGAGGTAGATGATCTAAAAGAAAAAGATGGATATGGCGATTTAGTAGGTGGTAAGACTGCTAAACTACAAAAAGCATTTGGATTAAAGTTTGACACAATAGAAGACGCATATAAATTTCTACAAGATAATGATGTAGAAGAATCAGAATTTAGAAAAGGTTTAAATAATAAAAGAATGGCGTGGGATTTTAGAAACTATGTTAAACCTTTTGAAAATTATATTGTCAAAGATGATACTGGAAGATACGAAGTAAATGGTTCTCCATATAAACAAGTAGCATTGACTCAATACAATCCTGATATGGAAGATAGAGTTTATGATAAGAAGATACCTAAAAGTAGATTAGATGAAAGACATTATAATAAAATTAAAGATTGGGTTAAGGGAACATATTTAGAAGAAGTCATAACTTCTTTTAAATCAGAAACTACAAGAGCAAGAATAGCAATTATGGATCCAGGTGCTTTTGTTGCTGAACATATAGACTACAATACAGATTACTCAATCAGATTTCACATACCAATAACAACAAATAAAGATTGTGGTTTTTATTGTTTAGTGAACGGCGAGAGAGTATATCAAACTATGGAACCAGGTTCTTGTTGGTTTCTAAATCAAGGATTAAGACATAGTGCTTGGAACAAAGGTACTACTGCTCGTTCTCATATAATTGTATCGGTTGATGGACAAGATGATTTACAAGAAATGGCATAAAAACTTTTTTATTGAAACAGACTTTAAAGTAGATAAAGATTTTTGGAATGACTACTTTAACGGTAAGTGGGAAGATAGCAACCAGTTATATTCTGAATATGTTAAAGACGCAACTGGTGGTGAAGATATGAATAAGTTTTATGTACAAGAGATACATAACTTTGACCGTAAATTATTAAGATTAATTAAAAGTATTTGGAATGAATTTAAGATTAGACCTAAAGAATTTAGATGTAATTTTTTTAGAGTAAAAGAAGGTGGTGAGTTACCTTTACATTCAGATGTAAAGAGTAAATGTTCTTTTGTAATACCTATAACAGAAAACACAGGCGAGTTGTATTTTGATGATGGTAAAGAAACTGATAGTATATTATACGAATCAATGGTTGTATTAAATACAAAAAAACCACACGGTGTCAAGTCTCCAACAAAAGAAAGAATAGTATTCCATATGGGAATACACGATATTGATTTTGAAAAATTAGTATGAAAGAATATATAACAGATAAACCTTTTTCTGAAGAACAATTAAAAAATATGGATATTATTCATAATTCAAATATTAAATTATTTGAAGATCAAAATGAATCATCATATAGTATAGAAAATTTTATATCTGAAAATGAAAGACTATTATTAGAAAGATATTTTAGAAGTGAAATAGAAATATCAGGTGAAATAATTAATAATCATATTTGTAGAGTTACTTATCCTATGAAACATAAGTTAATATCAAACCTAGTAAGAGATAAAATTTACGATCACTTTGGAGATGATATATTTTTTTATAGCGATATTCACAATGATCCTATGTGTGTAGGAGATCAGTTTTTTAAATCAGTTAAACCCTATGGATTACATACAGACAGCATAACACATATAGATGGATACAAACCATATAAAGATATAATTATTCCAATTTATCTTTCAGGTCCAGAGAGTTATTATATTACTTTTAATCAAAGATATAGAGGACACGCAACGCAATTTATGAGAGGTAGATTAATCGGTAGTTTTGCAAACTATCATAATGTTATACGAATACAATCTTATGAAGAATACGGCGTAGAAAATTTAGATTACTCTAATAGAGATCAAAAGATTATAGAGAAATATAATCCTAAACACATACCAATGTCTGTATATGATGGATTGTCAATAGAGAAAATATTTAAATGGCAACCTAAAAATGCCATAGTAAATGATACTTCGGTATTACACGCACCTTCAGATTTCAATAGTGAAAATGGAGACTATAAGATAGGACTAACTTTTCACCTTATGAAGAAAGAAAAAGAGTACAAAAACTCTATAAAAGGTCATTATACAAGTTGGAGTAATATGACAAGACCTGTAAAAAAATGTATAAATAGTTAGATATATTATAACAAAGGAGTATATAATGGCTTTAACGATAGACGGAAATACATATGACGAAACATCTTTTAGCATAGAGTTACGAAACAAAATCGTTGCTAGACAAGAGATTGAGGCGTCAAAAGTAAGACACAATGTTGAGTTGGAAAAAATTCAAGTTTTGACAGAATACTATAATAAGAAAATTTTAGAATTGATGGAAAAAGAGAAAGTTCAACCAATAAAAGACATACAAGACAATGGCAGCAATAGCTAATTTAATAATAGATCAAGGCGCTAATTTCAGTTCAGATGTAACCGTAAAAGACGCAACGGCAACCCATTTGACTTAACTGGATATACAACAGAAGCGAAGATGGCAAAAGGATATGCGTCAACAAGAACAAGAACAAATTTGACTTCAGTTATTGGCACAGACGCTACTTCGGGAATAGTTGCTTTGTCATTGACGGCTGCTCAATCAGCAGCTTTAGACGCAGAAAGATATGTCTATGATGTAGAGATTACACAAACCTCTACTGGTACGGTGACTAGAGTAATTGAGGGGTTAATTACGGTCAGACCCAATGTAACTACATAATAAAAGTATTATAAATATAACAAAAGAGAGAGGTTTATGGCAAGTATTACGGCAAAGATTAATGCTTCTACTGGAAGCGGACCCAAAAAAGTTTCAGTAACCCTGCCTTCAGGTACTTCACTTCAAAATAGTTCTCTCTCATTAAAATTATTAGGTGATGTTGATGTTACTTCTTTAGATGATGGTGCATTATTACAATACAGAGCTAGCGATGGTAAGTTTGTAAGTAGAAACGAAATTGTTACTACTACTGGAACTTTAACATTTAACGGCGGAACATTTTAGAGAGTAATATATGGCAACGGTAATACAGATAAAAAGAAGTCCAGCAACTTCAGCACCAGGAACACTTAAACTTGGTGAATTAGCATACACATATGGAACAGGATCCCAAAGTAATCTTGGAGATAGAATTTTTATAGGAGAAGGTGGCGTTGATAGTAATGGTGACGCAAATAATGTATCAGTAATCGGAGGTCAGTATTTTACAGATATGTTAGACCACGTACACGGTACACTAACAGGTAGTTCAGCACTTACAGCAGACGCTAACTTAGCAATAGACACAATAAATGTAGGTAACTCACTAACAGCAGGTGGTGAAGTTAGATTTAACGAAGGTACTAATAACGGTACAAATTTTATTGGTTTAAGAGCTCCTAACGCAGTTACACAATCAAAAACTTTTGTTTTACCAGACGGAGATGGTACTGCTGGACAATTTTTAAAAACAGACGGATCTGGTAATTTAGATTTCACAACCGTTAATCAATACATTAATTTAGCAGGTGACACAGGTACAGACCAATACAACACTTCAGAAACATTAACTTTTGCTGGTGGACCAGGTTTAGATACAGATGTTACCGATAACAATGTAGAAATTCAGGCAAACACATTAACAAATGCTAACTTATCTGGTACTGCTGGAATTACAAATGCTAATTTAGCAAATCCTCAAGTATTAATAGGTGGTCAAACAATAATTTTAGGTGCAGCTGCTACAACAGATATAGATGGACTAACTTCTTTAGTTGTAGATGATATTACAATTAACGGTCAAACAATTTCTACTACAGCGGCAAACAAAGATATTACTTTAACACCTCACGGTACAGGTACAATAATTGTACCATCAGGTTATGAAGACAGAGCAGGATTTACAGATAATTCTCTTGCCAACAAAATGTATGTTGACCAAGTTGCACAAGGTTTAGATACTAAACCATCTTGTAAAATTGCAACAACAACTAACTTAACAGCAACTTATTCAAATGGTTCTCTTGGTGTTGGTGCAACATTAACTAATTCAGGCACACAGGCAACATTAACACTTGACTCAACTGCTGCTAATTTAAATGATAGAGTTTTAGTTAAAGACCAAACAACTCGTACACAAAACGGTATCTATGTGGTAACAAATGTAGGTGGCGCTTCTTCTAATTGGGTATTAACAAGAGCAACTCCAGAAGATCAACCTGCTGAATTATCAGGTGGTGCTTTCGTATTTGTTGAAGAAGGTGTTTTAAATGCTAACAATGGTTATACATTTACTCATACAGGTCAACCAACATTTGGAACAACTAATTTAGATGTATCTCAATTTTCTGGTGCAGGTCAAATTACTGCTGGTGCCGCTATGTCAAAAGACGGTAATCAATTAGATGTTGAAGTTGATGATTCTTCTATTGAAGTAAGTTCAGACGCATTAAGAGTTAAGGCGTTAGGTATACAAGATTCAATGATTGCAAACAGCACAATAACAACTGCTAAAATTGCAAATCCTACAATATATTTTAAAGATGAAACTTCAACACAAGGTCAAGTTGCTTTAGAAGGTACTTTGCAGTTTCTTGCTGGTGAAGGAATTAATACTATTGCAAGTGCTGACACAATTAAAATTGAAGGTGAAGACGCTACAACTTCAAACAAAGGTGTTGCTTCTTTT